TTGGTAGTGGGTCAAAATTAAGTTGTGATAGTAATGGTAATTATTTTAATCTCTGGTTAGACGGATATCAACCTGAAAGATATTATACAATTCGTTATAGAGTTGTAAGTGGTAGTGGAACCGTTGACGAATTAGATCAATATTTTGATGAAGGATTTACATTTAAGGCTGTTCTCTAATGCCCTATACAAAAGAAGAATTAAAAGAGGTACAATTTTATCAAGATTTCGTATCTGAATTAAGAAATAAATATTTACGGGGTTTAGGAGATTCTGCTAATACCGAAACTCCTTTTAGGAAAAACGGAATTTTATATTCTTTTGAAAGTATTATACCTGATGAAGAATTAGGTATAGGGATGGGAATAGAAAATGTAAAAATAACAGATGATACATTATATAGTACTTATTTGACTGTAGAACAACAAGAATCAGCAAAAACATCAAATACTACTTCTCCAAAAGCATATAGTAAATCACAGAAT